GCCTTGTATGATTACCTGGTTGTTTGTGACTTGAGCAACAACACTCCTGCACGTATTGACCGCAATGAATTGTGGGTAGACGTTGCTATTGAGCCAGTAAAAGCAGTGGAATTCATCTATATTCCATTGCGTATCAAGAACACTGGGGCAATTGCTGCCGGACAATAATGAAACTGGGGGCTGATTTTTCGGCCTCCGTTTCAGGTAAATAAACATATAGGAGATAACAAATGGCAAGCGCATCACTAAACAGAATGACAGTACCGTTAGCAAGCGATCAATCCGCGAGCGCACAGGGCCTGTTGATGCCCAAACTCAAATATAGATTTAGAGTATTGTTTCAAAATTTTGGGGTAACTAACGAAACCACAGAAATGACCAAACAAGTTGTCAGCGTGGCTAGACCTAATCTAACATTTGAAGAAATCGCATTACCAATTTACAACTCAACATTAAAGTTGGCCGGACGTCACACATGGGCTGACATCGCATGCTCAGTACGTGATGATGCATCAGGCAGTGTCATGACACTGGTTGGTGAACAAATGCAGAAGCAGTTGGACTTCTTGGAACAAGCGTCGGCCGCAGCTGGTATTGACTACAAGTTCATGACTACTATTCAAATTCTTGATGGTGGCAATGGCGCAGACACACCCACAGTTCTTGAACAGTGGGAATTGTATGGTTGCTACTTGAAGGGTGCTGACTACGGTGAATTGAACTATGGTACCAACGAAGGCGTCACAATCAACTTGAATATTGCTTACGACAACGCCGCACAAGTCAAGACATCAGTCAACGACGGTGGTATTGGTGCTATCGCTACAGGACTTGGACGTACAATCGGTGGTTCAGTAACAGGTGTTGGCCTAGGCGCCTAAGGGCAGGGCAATGCCAACATTTGGTCAACAATTCTGGCAAGGGTTTACTGAAGTCAATGCCTTGCGTGATTATACTCACGCAAGCAAAGTTTTTACTCCCAACTCATTTGAACTTAAACCTCGGTACAAGTTCCTTTTTCACGTTAGTTTTACAATTAATACCAGTATAAAAACTGTTGCAAATTATCTCGGAGTAAACGGTAGTACACAATTGAGTTATGTGGTCAAGACTGTGGACCTACCCAAGTTCACAATTGCCAACGAAACTCTCAATCAATACAATCGCAAACGTGTGGTACAGACCAAGATCAACTATGATCCCGTCACTGTGGTATTTCATGATGATGCCGGAGACAATGTACGCAAAATGTGGTATGCCTACTACAATTACTACTACAAAGATGCCAGTCAAAGTTACAATGATGTGTTGGAAAATGGCAACAATGGCAGTCTAGGCGAAAGTGCTAACAAGGTCACGGGATTTAGTTATAACACACGGGACATCTATGCCAACCAGCGTGTGGCAAATGTCAACGATTGGGGATACATTGGTGAAGCATACAATGATGGTACATCTGACCCTAGTGGTAAACCTCCATTCTTTCTTGACATTCAGATAACCGGAATGGATCAACACAAAACATCAACGTATGTGTTGGTCAATCCGGTAATAACTAATTTTGCACATGATCAGTACTCTTATGCAGAAGGTGCTGGCACCATGCAAAACACCATGACCATTGCTTATGAAACTGTGAAATACTATGCAGGTGCTGTAGGCAAGTCTAGACCAGATCAAAACATTCACGGCTTTGCTGATCCCTCTCACTACGACCAAACACTGAGTCCAATTTCAAGACCGGGCAGTCGCGCCAACTTCATGGGGCAAGGTGGCCTGTTGGATGCCGCTGGAGGTATCATAGAAGATTTGCAAAGCGGCGGACCACTAGGCATTATTGGTGCTGTACAAAAAGCCGGCACAACTTACAATACATTTAAAAACAAAAATCTCAAGAGCATTGCCATTAACGAAGCAACAGCACTGGGAACCAATTACCTCAAAGGCGCTGTACCGGCTGCCATGCGTCAGATTCCCGGACGTGCCAGCGGCATGTATTATCCTACCCCAAAATAAAGTTTTAGATAATTACCGATTATGGCCAGCATTAACTATACCAACTACAACATTGATCAAACTGTGCGAGTGTTTGATGCATTCTATGACTATGATGTGAACATTCCTGTGGGCGACTATGACATAGTCAACAGTTATTTTCGATCAGTAATGACCACAAAGCAAGCCGCAGACAACTTCACTGCCAGCCTATTTCGAGTAGCACAAGACACCAACATACCACCATTGACTCTGTTGCAAACATTCCAGGCCAGCGGCGAGCAACTGGATCTCAACATCAACATGGCCTACTATCTCAACAGCATCCGTAGCCGTGCCACACTGTTGGGTGTGGGCATACCAGTGGCACCAAATTTTTACGCGGCTAGAAACGTCATACAATAATGGCACACTGGGCACAAGGCACATACACTGTGGTCAACCGTGCCAAGTACGTGGGCAATGGTGAACCCAGATATCGCAGTGGGTGGGAATTCTCGTTTATGCGATTCCTAGACTCAAATGATCATATTTTACAATGGGCCAGTGAATCAATTGCTATTCCCTATCGTCATCCACTCACAGGCAAGATGTCACAATACATTCCTGACTTTCTAATAACATATCGCACCAAAAACAATCAAATGCGGGCCGAACTGATTGAAATCAAACCCAAAAAGCAAAGCGTGATTGAGTCAAAAATGAGTAGCAAGGATCGTGCCATAGTTGCAATCAATTACTGTAAGTGGGACGCGGCGACCAAATGGGCCCGACGCAACGGACTCACATTCAGAGTCATAACCGAACAAGATATGTTTCACAACGGTCGAGCGTGAGCCACTAAATATTGGCATGACACGCAAACTTGAAGACCTTTTTGATCTCCCACCTACCCCAGAAGAAGTAGACATTGCTCTACCCACACTTCCCACCAATCGAGAAACACTACAAGCACTAGATGATGCCATTGACAAAGTTGACAATGCATTGCCTGCTGTGCGTGGACTTGAAGCCACTGACACCGAGATGGACGACCTTGCTGGCCTGGCAACAGGCAGTTACAAGGATTTAATGGATCTTGGTTTTCAGGTCGACAGTCGATTTGCCAGTGAAATCTTTTCAGTAGCATCAAACATGCTGGGACATGCTATCACAGCCAAGACAGCCAAACTGGACAAAAAACTAAAAATGATAGATCTACAAATGAAGAAAATGCGTCTGGATCAACAGCAACAGGCCCTGGATTCCAAAGATCCTGAAGGCATAGCCGCCGCACAGACAGCACACGGCGTGGTTCTAAGCCGCAATGATTTACTGGAACGTATTATTGGCAAAAGCCAAAACACGCAAAAAGAATAAATATACAATAGGATACTGAATATGAAACCATTTGCAAAATACCTAGCCGAAAGCGAACGTACATACAACTACCGTATCAAAGTAGTTGGTGATGTACCTGATGGCTTTTTTAAAGAACTTCGAGACAAGTGCGCTCAATTTGACGTTGTCAAAATGTCAGATGCCAAAAGCACACCAGTTCGCAAAGTGATCCCTGACTTCCCGGCGTTTCCCAATCAGCCAATGAAGATTGTGGATGTGGAATTTAAGTATCCGGCCATTGAGCCACAGATCAAACAACTGGCACAGTTGTTGGGACTGGATCCAAATCGCATTGTGATGATGGCCACTCCGTACGAAGAAAGTCTTGACATTGAAAGCGACAAGATTGCGGACGAGAACCAAGACCTGTTGAATTCACCTTATCCTGCACCAGATGCAGAACAGCGAGCACTCAAGAAAGACTATGCAACTGGTCCTTACGATCACGAAGTCTTAAAAAATGCATACCGCAGTAACTTTACCGTGGCCGGGGGCAAGACTCCTCCTGCCAAAACCACAAATGAATTGCCAATGGGCAACAAGAGCCCCATGACCAATATCAAGCGTCAACCCCGCCCGGCCACTGGCGCAAACCCAAGAGGATAATATAATGACATTTTTTTACAATCTCAACGACAAACTAAACGCAATTCGCGAGAAGCCAGAAACCACGCACAAGCAACTGAACGAGCGTGACATGGGCAAGCACAACAACAAGACCACTGGGTTTGATGCCTTGGCCAAGAAGGCTGGTAAAGAATACGGTAGCAAGGCTGCCGGTGAGCGTGTGGCAGGTGCTCAGTTTCAGAAGATGAAAAAATCTGGCAAAATAGAAGAAGAAGGCATGAGCCGTGCAGCCAAAGGCTATGAGAAGTATGGCAAAGCGGGCATGCAGGCCTTGGCCAAAGCCGGACGTGAAGGCAAGGCACTTGATCCAGTTCGCAACAAGTATGACAAGTATGACAACAAAGAAGTAGACGAAGGTCTTGGTGATATGGCTCGCAAAGTTGGCAGTGCAGTTAAGAAAGTTGGCGGCGCGGTGTTAAACCGACTGGGTCATGGTAGCGACAAAGACATGCGTAAAGACTTGCAAAAGAAAATGGGCATGCCACAAACAGGCAAGAAGCCACAAGAACTTGATGAACTAAGTCCAGCAACATTGACTAGTTATGCTGGTAAG